GACGAATATCAAAGTGGTGTTCCTCGAATTGGAAAACAATAAGGAGTTTTTATGGCAATAACGCAAGCAGTATGTAATAGTTTTAAAAAAGAACTTTTAGATGGAGACCACAGTTTCAAACAAACCGGTGGTGACACTTATAAATTAGCGCTTTACACAAGTTCCGCTACTTTAAATTCTTCAACGACAACTTACCCAGGTGATAGCACAGGTGGCCAAGTAGGCAACTCAGGAACTTACACTCAAGGTGGGAAAGCGTTAGTCAACACAGGAACATCAGTAGCTTCTGGTGTAGCGATAACTGACTTTGCTGATTTATCTTTCACAGGTGTAACTCTTACAGCAAGAGGTGCATTGATCTACAACACAACTATGGGAGCAGGTTCAGGTACAACTGATGCCGTAGTAGTTTTAGATTTTGGTGGTGATAAAACTGCAACATCAGGAACGTTCACGATTCAGTTTCCAGCATTTACAACTTCAGCAGCGATATTAAGAATATCCGGATAATAGGAGGAACCTCCTATGGCGGATAAAACTTATACAGTAACGGTTGCAACGGGACAGCTGTATAATGGCGGTGGCGCAACAGGTAATGTTTATTATCTTGATGGTGTCCGTGACATGGACCTTAAATGGACTCAAGGTGCCACATTAAGATTTAATCAAGACGATTCATCAAACGATAATCACCCATTATTATTTACAACAGATCCATCAAATCCAAACTCAGGAAGAATAGAAACAGGAGTCGTTTATAACTTAGATGGATCAACGGTCCCTTATTCTTCTTACGCTAGCGGATCTTTTAATTCAGCTACAACTCGATACGTAGAAATTACTCCTGCAAGCGCAACTGATTTTTATTATTATTGTTTTTATCATGGCATCGGAATGGGAGGAGAGATCGATGTTGTTAATGATGCATGGGGATCTTTAAGTTGGAGCACAGGTGGTTGGGGTAATCAAGATGATGTATCACAACAAATTTCAGGTTTTCCATTAAGTTTAAATTTAAATAGTGTAACAGCCGATGCTGAAGTTAATGCAGGTTGGGGCAGAAGATATTGGGGTGCCGATCAATGGGGTGCAGCTACAAATACAGATGCATTTCCAAATGGCATCGGTATGTCTTTCACTTTAGGTAGTGTAACTACCGACGCAGAAATTAATACAGGATGGGGTAGAAACACTTGGAACTCAGGTAGTTGGGGAACTTTTGGAGATGTATTACCTACAGGTATTCAAATGTCCGCAAGCCTTGGATCTGTGGCCGCTACCGGAATAGTTAATACAGGATGGGGTAGAGCCGAATGGGGTAGAGAACCATGGGGATTAAATGAAACTGAATTAAATGTTTCAGTTACAGGATTCCCGTTAAGTTTAAGTTTAGGAAACGAAGGCACTTCAGCTGAAGTTAACGTTGGTTGGGGTAGAACTGAATGGGGAGCTCAAACTTGGGGATCTCCAAACGAGGCAGGTGCCGTAGGCACATTTAGTTTATCAGCAAATTTAGGATCAGTATCTATAACAACTGAAGTTAATACCGGTTGGGGTAGACAACAATGGGGCAGATTAGGTTGGGGTATACCTGGAACATTAGTTACAGGAAGTTTCTCTTTACCTATGACTCTTGGCTCTGTGACTTCAACTGCAGAAGTTAATACCGGTTGGGGTAGAAAAGAATGGGGTCAAGGTTTATGGAATAATGACGGAAATGATAAAGCTGATCTAGTAGGATTTGGTTTAACATCTGTTGTTGCTGATGTAGGAATTTCTACAGAAATTAACGTAGGTTGGGGTAGATCTACTTGGGGTGCTTTAGACTGGGGTGGAGTATCTGATTCGATACAAGTAGCACCTTCAGGAATAGGCATGTCTATGAGCCTTGCAAGCGTTGTAGGAGCGCCAAATACAATAGCTTCACCAAATGGAATAAACTTGACAAGTTCACTTGGTAGTGTAAGTTTAGAAGGAACGGGGACGGTAAGTTTAACAGGAAATAGCTTGACAACGTCCGAAGGATCGCTTAATGCTTTAATCTGGGAAACCGTTGATACCGGCACAACCGCTACGTGGAGAGAGGTTGACACCGCAGCTTAAATTTAATAAAAATAACAAATCGGAGTAAAAAATTATGGCGAATTCAACATCAAGTTTTTTGAAACTTACAGTCCAAGCAACCGGTGAAAACTCGGGAACGTGGGGACAAATTACAAATACAAACTTATTAATCGTAGAACAATCAATTGCAGGTTTTGAATCAGTAGCTGCTTCAGTCGGAACTCTAACTTTTTCAAATGGTGCGGTTTCCAATGGTAAAAATGCAGTATTACAAATTACGGGAACTTTAGGCACTGCAACAAACTTAGTTGTTCCTGTAACAGAAAAAGTTTACATCGTAGATAACGCAACTACAGGGGCTTATTCTTTAACAGTTAAAACTTCAAGCGGTACTGGAGTAACTTGGGCTGCTGCAGATAAAGGTACGAAAATGATTTATGGTGACGGCACTAACATGGTCGACACAGCATTCACAGAATTATCTTCAGACTACTCACCACAACTTTCAGCTGACTTAGATACTAACGGTCAAAATATTATCATCGATAATACAAAAGCTATCTTAGACGAAAACTCTAATGAGCAAGTTAAATTTGCTACAACGGGTTCAGCTGTAAATGAATTCACAGTCACTAACGCGGCGACAAGTGGAAGTCCTGCATTATCAGTAACAGGTGGTGACACAAACGTCGACATGACTTTAACTCCAAAAGGAACAGGTAGAGTTACAATTAATGGCGGTGGAAAAATTCAACAATTAGCAGAAAAAATAACTATCGCTGCAACGGGTACAACAGGAACAGTAAACTATGATGTAATTACACAAGCTGTTCTTTACCACACAACAAACGCTGCAGGTAACTTTACAGTTAACATTAGAGGCGATGGTTCAACAACTTTAAATAATATTTTGGATACGAACGAGTCTGTTACAGTTGCTTTCTTAGTAACTCAAGGCTCAACGCCGTATTACAATAGCGCGGTAACTGTCGATGGATCTTCAATCACTCCTGAGTGGCAAGGTGGATCTGCACCTACATCAGGAAATGCAAGTTCTATTGACGTTTACACATACACTGTAATTAAAACAGGTGACGCTGCATTTACAGCGTTAGCTTCTCAAACACAGTTCGCGTAATAACTTAGGAGGAGAAAGAACATGCCAATAATTGGATCAATAGGAGCGGCAGCAGCAAGTGGTTTCGGTCAACGTCAAGGTGGTAAACCTTACAACGTAGCGTATTTCGTAGTTGCGGGCGGCGGCGGAGCAGGAGTTGGCCATTTCGCAGGCGGTGGCGGCGGCGGTGGCTTTAGACTTGAAGCTTGTAAATCACACAAAGTTACAACTGGTAAAACGTATACAATAACTGTTGGTTCAGGCGGTACCGGTACAAACAATAATGGATCCAATTCTTACTCACCTGGTGTTACTTCAACACAAGGAGGCAGTTCTATTTTTGACTCAATAACTTCTGCGGGCGGCGGTGCCGGAAATAACGGTGACGGTGGCTCGGGATCTGGCGGCGGAGGGCCGGCAGGAAATAATAGAGGTGACGGAAACGTACCTCCTGTATCCCCTCCACAAGGAAACCCTGGCGGCTACGGCGGACAGTCAGCTTTATTTTACAATGAAGGCGGCGGTGGCGGCGGCGCAGGGGGCTCAGGATCAAATGGTCAACCAGGATCGGGTGCTGGCGGATCAGGCGCAAGCTCAGGAAGTTTTTATCCAGGATATCCAGGCGGGACGACTCTTGCTGGCGGCGGTGGCGGCGGCGGAAATGCTCCATCGGCTGGAGGCCCAGGCGGGTCTGGCGGTGGCGGGTCTGGCGGCCCATCAGGTCACTCACCAGGCGGTCCAGGAACTAATGGTCTCGGCGGCGGCGGAGGCGGCGGCCCTAACGGACCAAGTATTTACGGTGGTAACGGTGGATCAGGTGTTGTTATGATTAAACTTACAACGGCATGTAGTCCATGTTCAGCTAACAGTGGTGGAACTAAAGTAACTAGTGGTTCTGACACTATTCACTACTTTACAGGCCCAGGGACCTTTACTGCATAATGAAAACATTCGCTCAACTAAGTGCTACAAATAAAGTTTTAAATATCGTTGCTGTGCCTAATGAGGTTGCAACAGATGAAGCTGCAGGTATAGCACACTTACAACAACACAATCATTGGCCGACTTGGAAAGAAGTAACGGCAGCGAGAGGTTCTGCAGGGATTGGTTTTACATACGATGCAGAAGAAGATGTATTCTATTCTCCACAACCTTATCCTTCTTGGACAAGAAGTGGTTTTACATGGAATGCTCCGGTAGCTTACCCTGAAGTTAGTAGCGAACAAGAATATTACGATTGGGATGAAGATTCTCAGTCTTGGGTCAGAGGCACGTAATATAAAAACAAAGAAAGAAAATATTTATGATATGGCCTACACTGTGTGTAGATAATTTTTTTGATGAACCAAATAAAGTTATAGAACTATCTAAGAGTCTCGATTACGAATCCTCAAATGTTTATCCAGGTAAAAGATCAATAGATCTACATATACATCACGAAGAATTTTTTAATTGGGTTTCCAATAAAATCATGAGTGCTTTGTATCCGGCGGAATGGCCAAATATAGCTTGGTATAATACAGCGTATTTTCAAAAAATACCTTCAGGATTAAAAAATGATGGATGGGTGCATCAAGATAAATCAAATGAATTTACAGCTATTATATATCTATCTCAAAACACAGAGGCCGGAACCTCTATTTATTTACCTAAAACTTTTTATAAAGAATCTAAAACAAAAGGATCTGTAAAAGATAGAGATTTACATAATTCTAAATTTAAAGAAACTATTAATATCAAAGGCGTTTTTAATAGATTGGCTATACTTGATAGTCATAGTTATCATGCAGCACATGTGAATAATTCAGGAAAAGAAAGGTTAACTTTGATATGCTTTTTTTCAAACATTAAAAGCACTGTTGAAAATAAACAATTAAAGTATATAGTACCTACACTGAAAAGAATATGAAAGTAAGACATTTAACAGAAACTAATTTGTATTTTGATACCTTAGATTTACCTAAAGGATATGAGTTTAATAAAGAAGAATTTATTCATGATATGATTTTTAGTAGAGAAGTAAAAAATAACTTATATCCAACTACTACAAAGGATTATTATATAGAGCATTCACAGAATGCTACTAGAATTTATAATTATATTAGAGATCACTTCTCACTTAAATTAGTTTCTAATTTTGAAAATAGAAAATATCTTTCTTTTTCAAAAGAAATAGATTGGTGTAATGTTTTATATCCGACAGAGGAGTATCATAGTAATGGTATAATTAATCCTGTTGATTTAAAACACTCGCCTGACTTTACAGCAATATACGCTGTTAAAACTTCTCCTTGTTATTTGATTGTTTATTATGATGACAATAGAAGAGCAGGAAGATCATATAGATTAGATATCAAAGAAAATGAGTTTTATATTTTTCCATCTATGTTGAAATATGAAATAACTAAAAATAATTCAGACAACATTAATTACTTTTATTGTATGGGGTTAACACATCAATGAACTTAAATAGTCAACATTTATATTGGGCATGGGAGGAAGGTATTTCAAAAGACGATTGCGAGTATATTATAAATTTAGGAAAGCAAAACAAATTTAACAAGGGCACTGTTGGTGGCATAGCAGAAGGCAGAGACATTTCAAAGATACCTTTAACCAAAAAAGAAAAACAAGCACTTAAAAAAACTAGAGACTCAGAAGTAATTTTTTTAAATGATCCTAAAGTATATGAAATAATATGGGCTTTTTTAGAAAAAGCTAATCAAAACTCTAATTGGAATTTTCATGTAGATTTTACAGAGCATGTACAATTAACAAAATATACAAAAAATAAATTTTATGATTGGCATCAAGATTCTTGGGACGCCCCATATCAAAACACGAATGAAGAAGGCAAAGATGGAAAGATAAGAAAACTTTCTTGTGTTGCTTTACTATCAGATCCTAAAGACTTTAAAGGGGGAGATCTAGAATTTTTTCAGTATCACCCAAAAATAAAAAACAATGTTGTAAAATGTAAAATGTTAAATAGGCAGGGTTCCTTTGTAGTGTTTCCCTCTTATCTTTGGCATCGGGTTTTACCTGTAACTAAAGGCATTAGATACAGTTTAGTTGCTTGGAATTGTGGTTTGCCATGGAAGTAAACACAAATATCACTGTAGGGCATTACTTTAAAACTCCTCTGTTTACAGGAGTAGAGAAAAGTTTTTTAGCTGATTTAATTAAAGCAACAGATCCGCATATCGAGGAAGCTAGAAAAAGAAAGAAAGACTTATTTGGAATGAGTCATCACTCAAACGTATTATATAATGATAAAAAGTTTGATGAGTTTATAAAATATATATCTATGATTTCTACAGATTTTATGGAGATGCAAGGATACAAAACAGAAATTTATAAACCAACTTTAAATGAACTTTGGGTTCAAGAGTTTACTAAAAAAGGTGGTGGTCATCATGGAACTCATACACATTATAATCAACATGTTTCCGGTTTTTATTTTTTAAAGTGTTCTGAAGATACGTCTTTTCCTATATTTCATGACCCTAGAGCAGGTTCATTAATGTGTAGATTAGAAGAAAGAAAACCTTTGGAAGTAACAGACTCTAGTCCTTTTATTCATTGTAAAGTAGAACCAGGGTCAATTATTATTTTTCCAGGGTATCTTCCACATGAATTTTCTTTAGACAGTGGAAAAGATAGTTTTAGATTTATACATTGGAATTTTCAATTCTTACCAAAGGAGTACAAAGACTGTGAAGGTAATTGATAATTTTTTACCAAAAGATAATTTTTTAGATATAAAGACTATTCTAGAAAGTAATAGCTTCCCTTGGTTTTTTCAAAATACAGTTTCGGGAAAAGATAATGATTATTATTTCATACATCATTTATATAATCACGATACTATCTCTAGTAATTATTTTAATATGATAAAACCTATAATAGACAAAATTAAAATGAAATCTTTAATTAGAATTAAATGTAATATGTACCCTAGCACTCAAAAAGCACAGAAACACCCAACTCACAGAGACTATGATTTTAAACATTTCGGTGCTATATATTATGTGAATAGTAATAATGGATACACATCTATTAATAAGGATAAAATAGAAAGTATTGAAAACAGAATTTTACTTTTTGATCCCTCTGTTGAACACAACAGTGTAACTTGTACTGATGAGAAAGTAAGACTAAATATAAACTTTAATTATTTTTGATGCATATATTAAACGAAAAAAAATACATAGTCATGAAACAGGTAATAGATCCTGAGTTAGCAAACTTTGTTTTTAATTATCTTGTTCTAAAAGCAAACGTTTATAAAAGAATGTTAAAGGATGGGTATTTTAGAAATAGCAAAGGAAGACAGATAGAAGCCTCAGAATGGGGAACTTTTAATGACAAACAAGTTAGAGGAGTCTTTAGTAGTTTTGGTGACATAGCTATGGAAACATTATTAATGAAAGTTAAACCTAAGATGGAAGAAATATTAAACATCGAACTGCTGCCAAGTTACTCTTATACAAGACTATATGAAAAAGGTGCTGAATTAAAAAAACACATAGATAGAAAATCTTGTGAGGTCTCTACAACTTTAAATTTAGGAGGTGACGCTTGGCCTATATTTTTTAAATTAGAAGACGAGATAAGAGTAGATTTAAAACCAGGTGATATGGTTTTATATTTAGGTGAAGAAATAATGCATTGGAGAGAAAAATTTAAAGGCACTATTTGTGGTCAAGTTTTTTTGCATTATAATACTAAAAGTAAAAACAATGTTATAGCAGACGGTAGACCCTTTGTTGGTTTACCACAACCATACAGAAACGGAGAATTTGGTAGTAATGAATAAAGGAGAATTGAATCTTCAAGAATGGTTTCCAACAGTTATAGGTCTAGCTGTTTGTCCTTTCTATAAAGATATAAAAAAAGATGTAGTTAAATACATTAAAAGTTTTAAGAAACATCATGTCTATTCTAATCACTATGAAGCAAAGAAAATAAAAAAACTAAATGATTGGATACACGGTAAAGTTAATGAGTATGCTCATCATCATAATTTTCAAGAAGTGAAACCTTATGAAGGATGGTTTAACGTTTATGAAAAACACACTTATCAAAAATATCATACACATTATGGAGCTACAATATCTACAAACTTTTTTGTAGAAAGTTCTATGCAAGATGTGCAAACAACATTTAAAAACCCAATTAGTTATCAAGCAAATGGTTGGGGGATGAATACTCAACAAGCAGATAAATCAGAACTATTTAATCACTATACTTTTCAAACTTGTTCTTACGTTCCTTTGGAAGGTGCTGTTTTAATTTTTAGAAGTCATGTTGAACATGGAACTGATTTGAAGACGTCAGATACGTCTCGTATAACTTTAAATTATAATTACAAATGAAAGTAATAAAAAACTTATTACGACCCGATGTTTTTAAACAAATGCAGGAGTTAGTCTTCTCTAACGACTTTCCTCTTTTCTATGTTCCAACAGTTGGATCTAAAACAGACAGATCTGACTTTATGTTTCAACATATGCTTTTTTATGACAATAAACAAAACAGCGAACATTATAATCATTTAGTATCTCCTATACTTGGTAAATTGGATTTTAACTTTTTGATAAGAGCAAAACTAAATTGTTACACTAAGAAAGAAAAATTTATTTACACAGATCTACATACTGATTTTGGAGATCCACATTATGTAGCTTTGTTTTCTTTAAACACTTGTAACGGATTTACCTATTTTGAAGATACTAAAGAAAAGGTTCCTTCTGTTGAAAATCAAGTATGTATATTCGATGGTAAGAGAAGACACTGTAGTGTAGCACAGACAGATACTGATTTAAGAATTAATATCAATATTAATCTTCAATGATCTTTATCGAAGATAAAAATTTTTTAAACAAAGAGCAAAAATTATTTGTTGATTCTTTCTTTAAAAAACAACCTTTTGCCTTTTACTATCAAGAAGACTCTGTTGAAAATGATAGTAGATCAGTATTAATGCATCATCTAATATCAAGAAAAAAATATAGAGACAATCTTCCATATAAGATGTCAGATTTTACAGACAAATTTATAGATATATTTGAGTCTTTCATGAAAAAGAATAACCTTGAGTATAAAGAGATACATAGAATGGCGATTAATTTTTCTTATAATAATGGACACAGAAAAGGAGAAATTCATACAGACCACGAGTATCCACATAAACAAGTTTTGATATGTTTGAATAAACCTCTAGATTCTGATTGCGACACCGTAATTCTAGATAAAGATAATAAGATAATTAAGAAAGTAAAGTTTGAACAATACAAAGGATTTGTTTTTGAGTCCACACCACACTATCAATTGTATCCAAAAAAAGGTATAAGACTAATGTTGGTTACAACTTATGTCTGATATTGTTAAAAGGTTCTCTAATTATTTAACAGGTATAAGCTATCCCGAAGAAAAAACCTCTTGGAATATTGCGGGAATGATAAAAGGTAGTAATGCTTTCTACAGGTTTGATGTTAGAGAAATGCTTAAAATGCCTAATGGGACACCGGCACAAAGTGGCCGTCTTGATTCGCAGGCTCAAAAGATGGTGATTGAAGGTGAAAAGGAATGGCTTATTTTGGATCTTGAAGAGCTTCATGAATATATACGTAGGGAAAAGAAGACTGAAGTATACATAAACGATTTGATCTCAGATCTAGAATGGACTATATTTTTGAGCAAAAACTAGTATAGTGGGGAAATATGGCATTAAAAAAAGTAAGATTCCAACCAGGTTTTGATAAACAAGGAACTCCCGCTGCAGCCCCAGGTAAATGGATAGACGGAGACTTTGTTAGATTTAGGTATGGCATACCTGAAAAGATTGGAGGATGGCAACAATTATCTAATGATCAAAATACTTTACCAGGTGTAGCAAGAGCTCAACACGCTTTTACTTCTTTGGATGGTGAACGATATGCAGCTATCGGAACATCACAGGGTTTATTTTTGTACTATGGTGGTGCCTTTTATGACATTACACCTTTAGATACAGCACTGTCCGGCACAGGTACCTTTACAACCTCAGCGGCCGCCGGAGCCACAGTAACTATAAATTTTACAAGTCATGGATTAGAGGTAGGCAGATATATTACACTAACCTCTGTTTCGATGGGAGCCAATACAACTTTAGGTGCTAGTGATTTTAACACTTACCCTTTTGAAGTTTTATCGACTACGACTAACTCTTTTACTATCAGTTTAACGAATCCTGCAGCCGGTGTAACAACAACGGAAAACAACGTAACAGGGATGAGTGCAGGTGGATCATGCACCATTAATCCTTACGTCATTGTGGGACCAACTGTTCAAACACAAGGTTATGGATGGGGAACTTATTTATGGGGCAACTCTACATGGGGAACAGAAAGACCAACTTCTGATGTTGTTCTAGAACCAGGTAATTGGTCATTGGACAACTTTGGAGAAACTTTAATAGCGACGATCACTAATGGAAAATCTTTTACTTGGGATGCAGGCGCTTCAAACCCTAGAACAAACAGAGCAACGTTAATGACAGGAGCGCCAACAGCTACAGGACTAACTATTGTTTCTGAGACTGATCGACATTTGTTTCATCTTGGAACTGAAACAACTATTGGAAGTGTGGGAACGCAAGACCCAATGTTTATTAGATTTTCAGATCAAGAATCAACCTCTGTATACACACCTACGTCCACTAATACTGCCGGAACTTTTCAATTAGATAAAGGTAATAAAATTGTAGCTGCCGTACAGGGTAAAGATTATATTTTAATATTAACAGATCAAGCTGCCTACGTGGCACAATTTGTTGGTCCGCCATTTACGTTTAGTATTAGACAAGTAGGAACTAATTGTGGTTGTCTTGGACAACACGCCGTTGCCTTTGCACAAGGCGCTGTTTATTGGATGGGCACGTCAGGTGGTTTCTTTCAATACGATGGTACAGTAAAACAATTACCATGTTTAGTGGAAGACTTTGTATTTACTACAGGAGATGGAAACCTTGGGTTAAATTTTAATTCTAGTGAAATTGTTTATGCAGGTCACAATAGTTTATATACAGAAGTAAATTGGTTCTATCCTAAATCAGGATCTAATCAAATTGATAGAGTAGTCACTTACAATTACGGTGAAGCAAGTTGGTACACAGGATCTTTAGATAGAACAACTTATCAAGACTCAGATGTGTTTACAGCACCTTATGCTACTAACTATGTAGCTCCCTCTCAAAGTGGAGCAAACGATCCTTCAGACACACCTTTCTTTCCAATATCAGGAATCACAAACAAATACGGATCAACTGTTTATTATGTTCATGAAGTAGGAACTGATCAAGTCAACAGCACCGGAACGAGTGCCATAGCTGCCTTTATTAGATCATCAGACTTTGATATTGATGATGGAGAGTTTATGATGTCTATGAGAAGATTTATTCCTGACTATAAACAAATAGTGGGTAATTCTTTAATCTCATTGTTTATTAGTGACTTTCCTTCAGAGACACAAACTGTGTCACCGTTAGGACCGTTCACTGTTACAAGCACAACTAAAAAAATAGACACTAGAGCAAGAGGCAGATTGCTTAGTGTAAAAATAGAAAACGAATCAGTCGGTGAGACATGGCGATACGGATCTCTAAGACTTGATGCACAACCCGATGGAAGGAGATAACTATGCCACTAACACCTAAAGGTAAAAAAATTATGAAGTCTATGAAAAAACAATATGGTAAGAAAAAAGGAGAACAAGTTTTTTACGCTTCAAAAAATAAAGGTAAAATTAAAAGAGTAGATAAGAAGAAAGCATAATGGCTAAAATAACTATTTACATACCTGAACCTGCAGAGGATTATAATCCACAAAACCAAAGACAGATTATAGAGTCCTTGACAACACTGAAACAACAACTTAATTTTTCTTTCCAACAAGATTTGAAAAATGAACAAGATACTTTTAATTACTTTTTATCATGACAATTAGATATAAAAATCAAGGTTTTAAACGAGCAGACACAAGTAAAGCTACAGTGCTTACTTGTCCTACTGATGGGACAATAATAGTTAAAAGTATATATGTTGCAAACAATGATACATCATCAGCTATTGCAGTGAATATGAACTTTGTTGATTCTTCTGATTCAAGTACCGAATATGAATTTTTTAGAGATGACGTGGAAGCTAAGTCGCAAGTAAACGCTTCACCCCAAGGCTTGAATTTAGAAGCAGGTGATGCTATAACTGTGCAAGCAGCTACAGGCAGTAGTAAAATACAAGGCCTGATAAGTTATGCTTTAATAAATAGAGAGAATGAAAACGGATAATATAACCACAGTTAAATGCGAAACTGTTTATACTTGGCGCAACAAGAAAACAGGAGAAGTTTTTAAAGAAAAGAAAGAAGGACCTAACATTGTACAAGACTGTACAGTAAAGGTAGATCCAAAAGGATTAGAAATAATACAGAAAGTAATGCAACAACAGAATGATAAATCAAAAGCCTAAAGGCGGAACTGAATTACAATTAGAATACTTATCTAAATATGTTGATAAAGAGTTATTAGATAAAGTACAGATAACAACCTCTGTACCCGAAAAGATTCCATTACATCCAACTAAACCGAATGTACTATGGCAAAAGAATTCTTGGGATCAACCAAATATTTTCCCCTGGTTCAATGATCCCGAGAATACCAAGAAGTATGATATGTATGTGTTTAATTCACATTGGAACCTAGAACAGTTTCGTAAAAAATTTAAAATGCCTTTAGATAGATGCACAGTAATTAAAAATGGTATTGATGAAATACCTGTAAGAAAGCCATATCAACAAGGCGAACCAATAAGACTTATACATCATTGCACGCCATGGCGAGGACTATCAGTGTTGCTTGGTGCTATGCAACTTGTAAAGAGTAATGTAACTTTAGATGTATATTCAAGCTGTGAAGTATATGGAAAAGATTTTGCAGAAAAGAATGATTCACAATATCAAGGTCTCTATGATCAAGCTAAACAATTAAAGAATGTAAATTACATAGGTTATAAACCTAACAGTTATATCAAAGAACATTTAAAAGATTATCAGATGTTTGTTTATCCAAGTATATGGGAGGAGACTTCTTGTATCTCAGCTATTGAGTCAATGGCTGCGGGTCTTTATTGTATGCTCACGGACCTTGGAGCTCTCTATGAAACTTGCGCAGAGTATGCGTTGTATATCCCTTATGACAATGACTATAGGGCTTTGTCTCAAAAATTTGCTTACGCTATTGATGCGGTCATACCGACATTATCTGACCCTTCCTTACACGAACATTTAATGTTACAATCAGAATACGCAAGAAAGTATTATGGTTGGTCTAAGCAATCTATCAACTGGAAAAGAACATTGGAAGGATTAATAAATGCAAAACAATGAACCTATATGGTTTGAGGGTGGCGTAGAAAGAATAGATGTGACGAACAAAAAATCAATCGTCAATCCAAAGTATAAGATTATGGTGTGTACACCAATGCACAGTGGAGCAAGTATTCACTATGTGCAATCGATGTTGCAGTTTCAACAAGCGTGTATCATGAATAATATTGTAGTTAGTTTTACTTTACTTAAATCATCTCTTGTTCAACAAGGCAGAAATTTATGTGTAGCTGATTTTATAAGTCATAAAGATAATTATACACATCTTTTATTTATAGACTCAGATATAGACTTTAACCATAAAACTATATTTACAATGTTAGAAAAAGATAAGGATATTATAGCGTGTCCTTATCCTATGAAGTTTATAGATTGGGACAAGATGTTTAGAAAACTTCAGAAACATGGTGCTAAAGATGCTGATAGTCTATCTAAATTAGGTTTTACTTTTCCTATTAAAATGAAAGACCCTAAGAAATTTAATGTAGAAGAGGGTTTGGTAGAGGTTACTCATGCGCCCACAGGATGCATGCTTATAAAAAGGGGTGTTATTGAAAAGATGATGAAGGCTCACCCTGAGTTGGAGATATATCAACCAACATTTATTAACGGTAAAGAAACAAAAAAGCCCAATATGTATAACTTATTTGAGTGTTTGCATGACCCTAAAACTAAAAGATACTTTGGAGAAGACTTTGGTTTCTGTCAAAGATGGCTCGAAATGGGCGGTAAGACTTATCTATATGTCTTAGACTATATTACCCACGTAGGAGACCATCAGTATTGTGGTCGTTTTTGGGATGATTTGTTGAATGTAAAACAAGTTGACCCCATCAAAAAAATCAAATAAAGTCATATATTACAGGATTCTGCGCCTGCCTAACAATAAATTTAATGGAAATTATGGCTATATCAAGATCACAGATAAGTAGACAATTACAAAATAGAGGAGGAATAACTAATATTTCTCCACGACAAAACTTTGGTTTAGGTAGTTCTCTTAAAAAATTTGCACGTAAAATTATACCTAACGAAGTTTCAAAAGTAGCCACAGCAGCAGCCCCCTTTGTTGCACCGTTTAACCCTGCTCTAGCCGCAGGGATGGCAGGCATAGGATCCTTTGATCAAACCGGTAGTATCAGTGATGCATTAAAGAGAGGTGCATTAACTTACGGAGGTGGTCAAGCAGCTAGATATATTGGAGGAGCAGGCTTTCAAGGTAATCCTTTTCAAGGAGATGTGTTCGGTAACTTTACATCATTCTCAAGTCCTATCGGTACAGAAACAGGTATAGGTAAATTTTTTGCAGACAGACGAGCTCCTACAACAATTGGAATGGAAGGATCTCCTGAGTTGCCTTCAGTGAAAGGAGTGAGCGATGCGCCTGCTAAAACATTTAGAGAATCTATGGCTGAACTTAATTTACAAAGAGGAACAACGGGCACGGATAATATAATTACTGCTGAGTATGGTGATATGCTTCCTAACTTGTACGAGACAGCAAGTAACGTAGGACCAAGCATAGACGTTATTAAAGCAGAGACTATAACCAAAGATCCAAATTTTGTATCAAGTCTTATTAACAAAGTTCAAAATCAAGACTACTCAGGTGCAGGTGGTGAAGTTCTAGACGCTTTCAAAAAAGTTGGTAAAGCAGTATTTATGAAAGATGGTCAATTAGATAAACCAATGGTTTTAGGAACAGCAGCTTTTGCATTATCTTTTGCTGAAGCAAAAGCAATTGCTAACGAAGCAGGTATTGATGACTACACAGAGGCACAATACGATGAAGATCAAAAAGCTGAAAAGAAAGCTGAGTATGCAAGTTATTTAACTAATTTCTTTGCAGGTAAAAAAGAAGGAGGCAGAATAGGTTTTGCTAACGGAGGCGATGATAAGAAAATTAATCCTGAAAATTATTTTGACCCAAGAAATTTAAACACAGAAGATTTAATTTTACTTGTTAGAAATAATAGAGGAACTCCTGAAATATTTAGAGAATTAATGTTGCGAGATGTTACAGGAATCGACTCTCTTATGTTAGATGAGATTGGTGGTAAAAAATTAGACAAACCTCAAGAAGTCTTTCAAGTCAACGAAGAACAATTAAAAGACTATCGTATTAATCGAAGAAGTCCTATAGAAGGTTTTCTATATGATTTAAGAGAAAACAATCCTGACATTTATGGAGAGTATAGAGAACCTCCACAATTTATGCCTGTAGCTGATAACAGAGCTAATGGTGGTAGAATAGGTTATAGTAATGGTGGTATTGATATGATTGCTCTACAAAAAGAAGTTTTGAAATACCCTGAAAAGGTAAATGAGATTACAGATATAGAAGAAGGCGTAGCAGAACCTGGCAAACCTGTTTCACCTGAGTCAACTATTTTTATGAGATTTGATAAAGAAAAAGAAGAAGCAGATATGTTAAAAGAATTATTAAGAGAATTAGAAGCTGACGGTGGTAGAATAGGTTATAAAAGCGGATCAATACCAAATCCATACGCACCCGTTGGAATGACTAATTATGGTTTCATAGAAGATAGTATTTTAGATTTTTATTACGGCGGTGATTTAGATTCTTTCTATGAAGCATATGGTATTACAACTAAAGCTGACGGTGGCAGAATAGGTTTAATGTCAGGATCAGGTAGTAAAAAGAAATATGGTGAAGGTATCATGTCAGGAGTAAAACAAATAGATCCTCTACAAGAAGGACTTGGTGAATTAAAAATGGGAGGCGGTGGTGGCTTACCTCTAGCATTTACTAGATTAGAGAAGTCTTTTTTATTTAAACACTTAGCTAAATTAGGTGGAGCAGACAGATCTTTTACAATGCCTCAGCTATATAGAATATTAAGTAATCCAAGTAAGTATCCTAAAGATGCTACAATGTTAAAAGAATTTTTAAAGATAAAAGGTTTTTCTAAAGGAGGAGACGTAGGATCTGTAAATGAAATACCGGTTAGAACAAACAAAGCTGGTGTTAAAGAATTAGACATGAGATCCACAGGAGGATTTGTTCCAATAGGAGTAAAAGAAAAAGCAGATGATGTCCCTGCGATGTTATCTAAAAACGAGTTTGTATTAACAGCCGATGCAGTTAGAGGCATAGGCGAGGGCAGTGTTGAAAAGGGCTCAGAAAAGTTATACAACCTAATGAAAAGCGCAGAACAGGTAGGTAAAGCATAATGGCAACAACATACGAAACACTTAGTAGACGAGCACCCTTTTTAGAAGCAGCTCAAGAAAATTACATAGATCTATTAACTCAACAAGTCGGTAGAGCACCAGGCACAGATGGTGTTCCTACATTAGCAGAATTAGGTCCACAAGTTGCTAGCCAAAATGTTTTAACTCAAGCAGCACAACAAGCAGCAGCTACACAGGCAGGTCTAGGTCAATTAACTTTTGGAACAGAGGGACAATTGACAGGAGTGGGCACCGGTACAGGAGTAGCAGGATTTCAACCATTTTTAGATCAAGCGGCTGCATACTCAGGTCCACAAGCTTTTCAAGCTTTTATGTCTCCGTATCAACAACAAGTTATCGATACCACATTACAAGAGTTTGATGTTCAAGCAGCTAAAGGTATACCTGCTATTCAAGCACAAGCGATTGGTGCAGGAGCATTCGGTGGTGGTAGAGAGGGTGTTGCCTTAGCAGAGTATCAAGCCGGTTCAGACAGAAACAGAGCAGCATTACAAGCACAGTTATTACAACAAGGTTTTAGTCAAGCACAACAATTAGCGGGTCAAGCTTTTGATCAACAAAGAGGTTTGGCTTCTTTACAACCATCTTTAGTTGCAGCTAACGTTCAACAATTAGGTGGCGCAGGCACAAGTGGTCTAGCGTTTAACCAAGCTTTATTAGATGCAGCACAACAAAGAGCACAGCTTGCTTATCAAGAACCTATTAGTAGATTAAATGTTTTAGGCACAGGATTAGCATCTCAAGCAGGTGGTATACCAATATCTACACAAACTACACAACCAGGTGCAGGCGGTGGAGTTGGACCATTATCACAAGCTCTTCAAACAGGATTAACTGCTTATGGTCTAGGCAGTATCTTTGGAGGTAAGTAATGATTTTAAAAAGACCTTCTTTCAGACGTGGTGGTAACGCAGGTATAGCTTCTCTACGAGTAGGAGCTGCTAATGGTTTTGGTGGCGCTACAAAAAATCCAGTTAAACTTCCTTCAAGTAATCCAGTAGGAACTAGAACAGTGCCTTTACAAACTGTTGCTAGAAATCCTTTTGAAGTAGGTCAAATGCGAGGACAAAACATTTTAAGCCAAGCAAAAAATTTTGCTAGTAAATTCATACCTAGAACTCCTTCAGGAATAATGAAAGCAATAGGTACAGCAAGAGTTTTAGCTCCAGGTGTAACTAATCCATATTTCTTAGCGGGCGCAGCTACGGTAGGTCCATACGCAGCTACAGTGTATCAATTAAACGAAGCTAGAAAAAGAGGAGAGTTATTAGACCCTGTATCTAATCCTTATGAAACAGAGTTCGGAGTTCTTACTGAAGAAGATTTTGCAAATGAAAACTTTTACGGCGCACCTCCAAAAAAAGAAACAGAAAAAGAAACAGTAACTGTAACGGAGGAAGAAACAGAAAAAGATGGATTCGAAGGGGAAGAACGTCCAAGAAAAACTTACTCTGAACAATTAAAAGAAATTTCAAATACAGTTATTCCAAATAAAAAAGGTGAAACAGCATCGACAGGAGAGAAAACTTATGAAACAGCTTATGATGCTGAAGTTAAAAAATTAGAAAAACTTTTGGGTAAAAACAATTATAAAGGTGAAGTAGCTATTGCTCTATCTGATGCTATCGGCACACCTGGATCTATAGCTGACAAAGCAAGCGCTCTTAATAAACAATTATTAAACATCATGGGTGCTAAGAAAAAACAAAAAGGTAGAATTGCTGAGATAGCTTATGATGCCGTTAACAAAATTAAACAGGCTGAGATAGCTGCAGGTAAAATGACAGGCACTGAAAAACTTCAACAAAGAACAGAAAATCTTCTTAAAATAATAGAGAACCCTAAAACTCCTAACGCAATAAAGAAAAGAGCAGAAGCTGATTTAGCACGATTAGAAAAGTCTATATCAATGTTAGGTAAAGGAGATTCAATACAATTGAGAAGAGATAAGACCGCAATGTTACAACAACTTAACACTGCACTAATAGGAATTAAAAGTAAGAAAAAAGGAAGTAAAGAGAGAAATGAATTGATCGAACAATTAAAAGCTCAGTATAAAATTAATGTTGGAGGATATCCTGAGTTTAAAGAAGACTTTGATAGAATAATTACATCAGCTGGTATTGAAGGTGTTGATGTAACTAAGTTTGCTATGGGTGGTAGAGTTAAAAGAGCAGACGGAACTCCAAAGAGTGATATAAGTGGAGCAGTCAAAATGGAAGAGACAGTAAAAGAAACGGTAAATACAGGACCTGAAACGCCAACAGCACCTGTGAAAAAAATGGATTATGCAGAAATAAGAAATAGATTACCAAAAGAAATTACTGATGATGTCGTTCAACTTATTTCTCAAAGTCAAGAAGCAATGCAAGACTTTGCATACATTAGAACACAAGGTGATGTAGATGCATTTAATTTAAAATACGGAGTCAATTTAGTATTACCGGCAAACACATAGGAGAGACATGGCTGAAGAAAATACATTTCAATTTTTTGGCTCGGGTCCTTCATTAGAAGCTCCACAAGAAAGATCTTTTTTTAATTATGCAACAGATCTCCCTGTTGGTGTAGCAAAAGGTTTAAGTCAAACTGTTAAAGGACTTCTTCAATTAGGTGCAATGCCTATTGACTATATCGGTGACACAAATCTTTTAAGTAAAATAGATGAGATATGGCCGACAATTCAAACTGATACCGCACTTGGAGATATAACTTCTGTAATAACACAATTTGGTATACCTGCCACGGGTGCAATAAAAATAGCTAATGGTTTAATGAAATTAAACAAAGCTAGTCAGATGAAGAAACTTTCGTCTATTCCTAGCTTAAGTGGTAAAGGAGCAGAGTTAGCAAAGAGAGCAGGGTTTTATGGAAGCATTGGAGGTATAACGGATTTTGCAGTTTCTACCCCAGGTGACATGAAAACTTTATCCGAAACTCTTGGTTATGGAGAAGATTACAAAGGAGATCAACTTAAGGGCAGAGAAAGAGCTGTTGAGGACTTTAAAGAAAAATTAAAGTTTGGAGCAGAGGGTACGGTGTTAGGTGGTGGTATTACAGCAGCGTTACCTATTGCTGGAACATTAGGAGTTAAGTTTGGCTTGATGGCAGCCAAACCTATAGCTTTTGTTGGCAAGAATGCAGTTTTAAGACCTTTGAACTTTGCTGTGTTTAATCCTATAGGAAAATTATTTGGTACAGAAACAGCAGGAACTGCAACAAGATTTGTAGGTGAAAAGATAGATAAAGGTTTAACTAAACTAGGAGAAAAATTAGGCACAGGTAAATTTGATGATTGGAAGTTTATGTCTGCAAACAAGAATGCACCTTTTAGAGATAGGTTAAGAAATAAATTATATTATATACAAAAGATGTTTCAATCTGATGGAGTCATGGGTCCAGAGGTAGGAGGATTATTACGTAAATCTCAAGACTTAAGACAAGCTGATGAAAAAAAATTAATTAGATTAATGGATGATATAGATGCTAAGTTTAAAGACTTTGCTAATAACTATACTATAAAACTACCTAAATACTTTCAAGGCACTAACATCAAACCTATAACAGCAGTTGATGATGTAATGAGAGATAAAAATTCTCAGACTATGTTTCAATATTTACAAGCCCCTAAAAAATTAAATCCTGCACAAGTAAAAGCAGGAGAATTAGATGAAGCTACATTACTAAGTCGATTACCAAAAGAGGTTCACGGACCTGCTAAAGAAATAAAAGACACCATTAGAACACTTGGCAGAGAATATGGTCAGCTTTTACAGGAGTCTCCTCTTAAAGCTGTAAGAGAGTTCGGAACTCAAATCATGACCAACGGAGACGTATATTTAAAACAAGTATATTCTGCTATGAAAAATGAAGCTTACAAGTTTGACCCTACAAAAATTAGCAAAGCAAAAGACTTTTACATTACAAGAATAATTGGAAAAAATGCTGATTTGCAAGAAGAAGTAGCAGATCTAGCTAGAGTAAAAGGTATATCTCAAGAACAAGCTTTAGATCAATTTGCAGATGCACAAATGAAACAAGTTCAAAAATCTTTAATACAAAGTAATAGAGCCCCCGACACTGTGTTTAATCAAATCGCTAAAACATTTAGAGTGCCTACAACAGCTCTACGTGATGATGCAGGTAATTTAATTAAAGATGAAGCAGGTAAAGTTATTACAAAAGAAGAAAGAATTTTACAAGCTGGTGAAGATGTAAGAAATGTCATTGCAAAACAAATGGATGATGATTTTTCTCCTGTGACTAAAGCTTTTTTAGAACCCGCTGAAGACTATCGAGCTGCTGTTACAGATACTTTTATGCAAATGGGACAACAAGTATATAAAAAAAGATTCTTTGATCAACTTGCAGAATCAGGACTAAGATCAGGTTTGTTTTTTAAATCTCCAACACAAGCTGTTGCGTTAGGAAAAAACACAGATAATTTAGTGCATGTTAAACCAAGCTTTGGTCAATACAATGAAATGTTTCAAAGTCCTTTATTTACTTCAGGAAAAAATTTAGCAGGAGAAACAGATGGTTTAATGACAACACCTGAGATCGCACAAGCCATTAGAGGCATCGATAATCAATTATCAACGTTATACTCTTTACCGCTTTATAAAGCTTTGATGTCTGTAAAAGCTGCAGGTCAAATAGGTAAAACAGTTTTCTCACCAATGACACAAATAAGAAACGTATCTACAGCTTCTTTCTTTGCGTTAGCTAGCGGATTAATAGGGGGCAAAGTAAGTTTAGGCACAGCATTTAAACTATTGGCTGATGATTTATTTCCAAGAGTCGGAGGTAAAAGAATTAAAGTTGAAGATGTTGCAAGACAAATGTCAGATAGAATTAGAAGAGGCGTTGTTGATCAAAACATAGAAGTTAATGAGATTAAAAATATTTTAAATAGAGCCAAGGATGGCAAGCTATCTATGTCTGCCTTAATGGACAACCCTATAGTTAAAAAAGCTTTTGACCTGTATCAAGGTGGTGATAATGTTTGGAAGATCTACGCTGATGATTTTTATCAAGATGCATTAGGCACAGCATTTAAATTTAATCCTAAAAATTTATCACAAGACGCTGCGTTAAAAGAAAATTTAAACGAATGGTTTACAACCGTAGCAAAAACAGGTCCTGTATTTGACAGCGCAGGTAATGCATTAAGACCGGATTTATTTTCAGGTGGTTATATGAATGCTGACGAATTACTAAAAGATGCTTCAGCTTATTTAGTTACCAATACAATTCCTACGTATAGTAAAGTTCCTGAAATCATAAAAGTTATTCGTAACTTACCGCTTGGTAACTTCATAGCTTTCCCTGCAGAGATATTAAGAACAGGTGGACATTTAATTACGATTGGTGCAAGAGAATTAACAAGCACAAATCCGTTCATTAGACAAATGGGTGCGAGAAGATTATTAGGAACATCTGCTGTGTTTGGTGGTGTAGGTAAAATTATTCAAGAAACTGCTGAAGGTTTAACGGGTGTAGATCAAGAAACAATGGACGCTTTCCAAAGATCTTTTGGTCCTGAGTATCAGAAGAACTCTACTTTGATTCCATTAACATCTCCAGATTCCAAAGGACAATTTAAATATTTTAATTTTTCATACACTAATCCGTATGATTCTTTAGTTAGACCTGTTAATGCAATTCTTAATGCAGTGGCTGATGGAAGACTTACAAAAGAATCTGCAGATCGAATTGCTTTTCAAGCTTTCTTTGGAGACACCGGACCTGGAGGCACAGGTAATCCTGGAGCAGTATCTGAATTTTTACAACCATTCATTAGTGAATCAATCGGTGCTGAAGCATTAATTGATATATCTCCAATATTAGGAAGAGGTGGAGAAACACGAGAAGGAAGAAAAGTTTATTTTGATAGCGACAGCGCATTCGAAAAATTTGATGCTAGCTTGGCTCATTTATTTAAATCTTTGGAACCAGGTGCAACAAGAAGTGCAAGAAGAGTTTGGAAAGGTGTAACTCAAGACTTTACTGATTATGGTACTATGTATGATTCTAAAACAGAAGCAGCAGCATTATTTACAGGTTTAAGAGTAGAGGAAGCTAAACCATTAGTAAGTATGCCATTTATTATTACATCTTTTGGTAAAGATCAAAGAGATATTGGCGCAAAGTTTGCAAGAGATGCATACAGTGCTGCAACAACTTCAGAACAAAAATTAGCTGCATACAAAGAATTTTTAATTGATAGTTATGAAAATCAATCTTTGATGCATCAAGTAATTAAAGACGCTAGGGCTATGAACGTTCCAAGTAATGATATTAGAAATGTTTTACAAAATAGATTAAAAAATAGAAAACAAACTAACGAATTAATCAATGGATTTTTTAGAGCTCCAGGTTACAGTGAAGAAAGATTTAACGCTTTGATTGAGAGAATAAGATCTGAGAATCCAATAGCTGCTGTAGAACAACAGATACAAATTAATAATTTAACATCTCAAATGGATATTTTAAGAGTAAGCCTGAACAACACTAAGCTTGTTGACAGACCTTATTTTGAAAATCTATTAAACTTATTTATTTCACCTGCTACGACAAGCACAAGAATCTTTGATGAAATAGAATTAGGAACAGGAAGCACAGGTATTGAACAAGCTGTTGAGTTACCACCTGCTCAAGAAATAGGCACACCGGTCAGCGGACAAGTAGTTCAACAATCTACACAAGTAAGACAGCCAGGTGTATTTCAACAATTTTTTCCAAGGGGGATTTTTAGTTAATGATTAAACCGATACAAGGACTAGAAGAAATATATCAAACTGATTTTTTTAAACCTGTAAGAACAGGTGTAGATTTTGTTGCTAGAAATTTAACAGGCATACCTTTGGTTGGAACAATAGCATCAGGTCTAGGATCTTTAGTTGGTCCTATGTCACCAAGAGATCAACTCATGCAATCTAAATTTTCTGTAGGTGCTAACCCACAATTAGTTTCTACCTACGGTGACAATAGAATTGGTAACTTGGGTGGTCAAGATCCCTACGGTATTAATACAGTTTCAGCTTTTGGAAACTATCCGGTGTACGCTCAAGAAAAAGTTGCACAGTTAGCAGCCAAAGGAAACCTAACACCATTTCAACAACAAAAATTAGATTTCTATCAACAAGTTGTTGACGAAGAAACAGCAAGAATAGACAGAGATTATCCAGGCGGAACAACGTTTGATTTTGCTGACTATGAACAAGACACAGGAGGAGATGTAGGAGGGGGCACAGGAACAATGAGTGCTTCAGATTTTTCTGATGATACCCCAGGAACACCTTTTTAATTATGCCAAACGGAAAACCACCAAAAACAACAGGCGAACATTTAGTATCTCTTTACGGATATGTAACAGGATTTAAAAAACAAATAGATCATTTGCATCAAGATCTTAGTAAACTAGAGAGAAAAACAGACACTGTAATTTATTGGATTGTAGGCGGAGCATTCACAACTATACTCACGCTTGTAGGTTTATTTAATTTATTTATAAACTAATCCAATGTTTTTTCATATTAGCAGCAATATTATTGCTCCAAGAATATTCAGTAATTATATCAAAAGCTATTGTAATTCTTAAATCATTAAATACTTTATCTGTATAATGATCTAACCAAGCAGGGAACAAAGTTATCTTGCCGTTTTCATTTTTAGAGGCAAAAGATTTTTTAGTGTAAGGATTTATGTAATAAGTATTTGTGTCTTTTGTTCGAATACAAATATGTCCAACTAAATATCCATGCACTCCCGTATTGTGATGATGCATATTAATCTTATCACTATCTCTCATTACGTTTGCCCAACACTTCACATAAAATTTATCATACGTAGTGTTTAATAGAGACAAAAATTTTTTGTTATGTTTTCTTATTAGAGACTTTATTTTTTTCATTTCTTTGAAAGATAATAAATTATAGAAAGAATGTTTACTTGTTAAACTCTTATCACCTAGACCGGTGCCACCATCTAAATTAGAAGATTTTATATGTGATAAACTTTTTTCTAAATTTAAAATAAACTTTGATATTTCGTCAAAGTTTAAATCAACCATGTCCTCGTAAATGTAGTATTTATATTTAGGGTTAAATATGTTTAATTGTTTTTCATTTTCAAACAAATGAATCATATCCACTCTTTTAACTCTTCTCCCATGATTTGAGAAGCTATGTTAATTTTTTTACGTAAGGCTTTTACAATTTTCTCATCAACAGTTTTTTCACAGATAATGTCTACATACGTCATCTTTCTTTTTTGACCTATACGATTTATTCTTGCTTCTGATTGTGTTCTCTTTTCAAGATCATAACCGTTTGAATAATAAACCATTGTGTCAGCTTCAGTAAGTGTAATACCATAACCACCTGTCTGTGGTGTGCCAATAATAAATCTAACATCGCTGTTAGGATCTTGTATTTCTTGTATAGCTTTTTGTCTGTCCTCTGTGGACGTATCACCATAGTAGGTAACATACGACTTATCCCCAAATGTTTTTTTAACATGTTTAACTATTGTTTCTATATCGTTCCTCCAATGTGCCCATATTACAACTTTACCATGGGCTTCGTTTAACACATCTATTAAAGCACTGACTCTGTCATTCTTAATTTCATACACTTCACCTGTGTCAGATTTAAAATGTCCACAGGTAATTTGTTGTAATCTCATTAGCTGCACTAAGGCCGTAGCTGTACTCATCGTTTCACCATCTTTGATAGCTAGAGCCATTCTTTTCATTTGATCATAGAGTCTTTGTTGATCAGGTGTAAGCTGTATAATTCTTTTCTGATAAGTATAAGCAGGTAGATCTAAACACTCTTCTTTTAATATACGAAAAGAAAAAGGTTTTAGTTTTTCTGATAGCTCTTCTAGATTTTTATATCCCACTACAATCTGCACAGATCTACCACCAAAGTTAGCTGTAGCCATTTTAGCGTATCGAGTTCTAAACGTGTAATAAGATGAATGGCCTAATAACCAAGGATCAAGGAACTCACATTGTTTGTATAAATCAAGGGGTGATTTAGTTACCGGTGATCCTGTAAGTATTCTTCTATATTTAGATTGTTCTCCAAGCTTCACAATATTTTTAGTTCTTTTAGCATCGGGGTTTTTAATAGTTGTAGACTCATCAATAGCCATCAAAGTATTATGTGATCTTAAAAATTTAGCTGCGAAGTCAACTCCTTTTTGAGTTGATAAAGCTTCTACGTTCATAACTAAAATATGAAGTTCTTCTCCTGTGTTAAACAGGGTTCCTAATTTTCTTGATTGACTCTTAGTAATATTAGCTTGCCATAGTACAACTTCTTTTTCTATGTGATCAGGTAAGTGAGTAGGTATTTCTTGATCAAACCAATTTTTATACACACCCTTCGGTGCAATCAATAGAGCTCCATTAATTTTACCTTTGTCATAAAGCATAGCAATATTGTCAAGAAGCACCTTAGATTTACCCGTACCCATCTCCATAAAGTACGCGAATACTTCTTTATTCCAAGACATTTCTAATGCCTCAAGCTGATGCCCATAGGGCTTTGTTTTAAATCTATAGTTCATTTTTCTTTCTTGCAATCTTCTACAATAATTATTATAACTAGTCAAGAAAGGTTATGAGATGTTAGGATCTATAAACACACCTATGAATAAAGGTGTATCTACAGTAGTCTACGTAATACAAGAACTACCAGGGACCAGAATGGGCACTCCAAAATTCAATATTATGGGAGCTAGCCGCTATGGTAAAATAGTAACACTGTTACCTGAAAACTCACAAATTATATTATCGCCAGGTCCATTAGTTTATAAATTAAGAAAATTATTAAAAAACTATAAACCAACAGATTATTTATTATTAACAGGAGATCCTGCAATTATAGGTGCAGCATGTTCAATTGTTTCAGATCTTACCAATGGAAAATTCAATCTTTTAAAATGGGATAGACAAGAAAAGATGTACTACCCTATAGAGATCAATCTATACGAGAAGGGTGAGATTGAAGATTAGCCTTGACATAGGATATTAAATCATTATATATAACCTACGAAAGGAGTAAATTAAAATGATAAATCTCGAGGAAGACAAGTTAGAGTCGTTGGCAAATGTTAATGACGCTAAATCTTTATCTGCACAATGTGTGAAGCTTCAAGCAAAAGAAACTGATCTCAAAGCTGCAGAAGAACAAGTTAAAAAACTCAAGAAAGAAGTAGATCATTTATCAGGCGAGGTCATCCCAACGATGATGCAAGAGATGAATTTATCTACTTTAAAATTAGCAGATGGGTCAGCTGTAGAAGTTAAACCCGTCTACGGTGCTTCTATTCCTGTAGCAAAAAAGGAAGAAGCATTTAACTGGCTTCGTAGTAATGGCCTAGGTGATCTTATTAAAAATGAGGTTACCGTTTCCTTCGGTCGTAACGAAGATAACAAGGCAGCAGAATATGCTAACCTTGCACAAGGTCAAGGGTATCAACCTGTCCAGAAATTAAAGGTTGAACCTATGACACTTAAAGCATTGGTTAGGGAGCGTATCGAGTCTGGACAAGATATGCCCTCTGACCTATTTAACGTGTTCGCAGGAAACAGAACTAAAATAACAAGGAAATAAGAAAAATGAGCAAAGAACAGCTAATGAAAAAGACTAACGCAGGTGCGTTAGCCGTATCTAACCTAGAGGCAGATGCGAATATGGGGATGGGTAACATAACTCAAGAAGATCTTGCGTTACCATTTCTAAAAATCCTTGGACAGCTTTCACCGGAAGTTAACAAACGAGACGGTAAGTATGTCGAAGGTGCATCACCTGGTATGATCTATAATACAGTTACAGGTGATTTGTTTGATGGTGAGAAAGGTATTCAAGTAATACCTTGTTACTACAAACTAGAATATGTTGAATGGAAAGACAGAGGCAAGGATGGATCGGGTGCTCCGGTAAACATTTATCCTTCTTCAAGTGATATACTTTCAAAAACAACTAGGGGTGCTGACTTCAAAGATAGATTACCGAACGGTAATTATATTGAGAAGACTGCGCAACATTTTGTTATTGTAGGTGGAGACTCTCCAGCAACAGCGTTGATCGCTATGAAATCTACTCAGTTAAAAACTAGTAGAACTTGGAATAGTATGATTCAACAAATTAAGCTGAAGGGTAAAGATGGAAAACTCTTTACTCCGGCTGCGTTTAGTCATCAATATCATTTAAAAACTGTGCCACAGTCTAACGACAAAGGTACATGGTTTGGATGGTCCGTAAGTAAAATAGGAGTTGTGCAAGACGGTGCTCTTTATCAGCAAGCCAAAGCGTTTGCAGCTAGCATTTCTAAAGGAGATGTTAAAGTTAAACATGGTGAAGAAACTACTGCGCAATCTGATACGGGAACGCATTACTAGTTTCTCCCTCGAGAGAAACAGGGCCGGTGATGGGAGACTGGATCCGGCCCTGATTGATGACTATGGAAAAAAGATTTGTTGAAATATTTACAGGACTAAAAAGAGATTATGGGTATGCCGACCCACAGTCTGCGTACAAGGACCCTTCTACCGGTAAATTAAAGATAGAACATTTTTGGGCAAAGAAACCTGTTACAGAACAGGACTATGAAAATCATTTAAAAGGAATTAAGCCAATAGGTATACAACCATGTGATGATGAGGGTATGGCTAAGTTTGGTGCTATCGATATAGATTCAAAAGCTTATGATCAGTTTGATACAAGAAAATATTTAGAAATTATAGATAAAAATAAAATACCTGTCATACCTGTAAAATCAAAAAGTGGTGGTTTACATTTGTATGTGTTCACAGATAAACCTGTCAAAGCTACATTTATTAAATCATTCCTAGAAAAATTATTATACACATTTGATCTTAAACCAAGCACAGAAGTCTATCCTAAACAAACAGAATTAGATCAAGGACCAAACGGTACATCAGGTAACTTTATTAACTTACCATACTTCAAGAAACAAGAACGAGTTGGTCTTAACTTAGACGGCACAACATTTACATTCGAACAGTTTATTAAAGTTATAGAAGCAAACACTAAAACAAAAGAAGAGTTAGATGAATTTATTAATGCTCACATTAAAAGTATTTTAACAGGGGGTAACGAAGAGTTTGCAGATGGTCCGCCATGTTTACAAATTATAACAAAAGATCTTTCAGCTAATAATAAGTTAGCAGATTACAGAGACAGGTTCTTATATAACTATATGGTGTTTGCTAAGAAAAAGTATGGAGATATATGGGACAAGAAAGTTTTACAAGCTGCTAGAGATTATATTGTTTATGATAATGAATGGGGTGATGAGAAAGTTAAAAAGAAAATTAAAGCATGGGAAAAAGAAACTGCAGGACATACTTGTGATGAAGAACCAATACACGATCATTGTATGAAATCAGAGTGTGCCAAACGACAATTTGGTTTTTTATCTGACAAGATAAAAAGATTTCCACCACTTACAGCTTTGATTAAAATTAATTATTCTCCGGATCCTGAATTTAGATTTACAATTACATATGTAGATAAGAAAGAAGGAGAAGTTAGTAAACAAGTTATAGCTAAAGATGCAACATACTTTACAAATCAAGATAGACTTAGAACACTAATAGCTGCACATACACCTATCTTTCCACCACGAGTTACAAACAAAGATTATCAAATTATTATGGAAAACTTATACGAGACTCAAAACGTAGAGAGTCCTCCACCTGGAACATCGGACAAAGAGTTATTACAAAAACATTTAGAAGAATATGTAACAGGAGTGCAAGCTGTAAGTGATACATCATTTAGAAATGGTAGCACATTAATTGATGATGGGTATGCTTATTTTGTTTTAGAACCCTTCTTCAATCATCTTAAGAATAAAGAATGGAAAATTAAATTAACAAAGACAGGTCGAATGATGGAGGACTTTTTCAAAGCTGAGCTCAGTGTATCAAAAAGATATCCTAAAAAAGACTCAGATACTAAATCAAACAATCCTGTCAGATGTGTAAAGATATCTATGCAATACTTTGATGAAGAAGATAATGAGTTAGAGATCTTAGACATGAAAGACAAGGAAGATATTTTGTGATAACTAAGATCTATGGACCACCAGGTACAGGTAAAACAGAAAAATTAATTAGAAGAGCAATGGCCTACATCAGAATAGGCACACCGTTAAATCAAATAGGTTACTTTGCATTTACAAGAAAAGCAGCTAACACAGCAAAAGATAGAATGTTAGAAAAGAATCCACAATATAAAAAGAAAGATCTACCATACTTTAGAACGTTTCATTCTTTGGCTTTTCAAAAACTGAGTCTAGATGAAAGTAAAGTTATGCAGGACTATCATTATGCAGATCTAGGCAGGATCTTAAGTATCAGAGTTAATGTAAGAAAAGATGTAGATGCATCACCCTATTTAACTTGTGATAACGAATACTTTCAAATTATTTTAAAGGCAAAAGAAAAATGTATTTCAGTGTGGGATGAGTATTGTTCGGGAGAGTATTCATCATCAGTTCGATGGGGATTGTTGGAACACATTGAGGCTAATTACAATGAATACAAAAAGAAGAATACCCTACTAAATTACTCGGATATGATAAATCAATTTATAAATAAACCACATCTTTGTCCTAAACTTAAAGTTATGTTTGTTGATGAAGCACAAGATCTGTCTCCATTACAATGGAAAATGTATGACTTACTGAAATCAAACTCGGATGATGTTTATTTAGCCGGTGATGATGATCAAGCTATCTATACTTGGGCAGGTGCAGATGTGAATCGATTTATCAAAGAACCTGCAAAAGAAAGAGTTTTATCTAAATCAAGACGTATACCTAAAAAGGTTCAAGAACTTTCTTCTGTAGTGATAAGTCGTATTCGTGGATTGAGAGCGACGAAACATTATAAAGCAAGAGACGAGGAAGGTAAAGTAGAAAAAATAAATAGTTTAGATAATTTAGATTTGTTATCTGACAATTGGTTAATTTTAACTAGAACTTTAAACAGAGCTAATGAGATCTGTAAAATATTAAAAGACAAAGGAATTTATTTTGAAACTAAAAAAGGTAAAAGCTACAATGTTAAACTTTACAAAGCTATTCTAACCCACATGCAATATACTAATGGTGAAGAGATAACAGAGATCTCGATGAAAGATCTGTTGGACTTTGCTGATGAAGAAGATCTACAAGATAAAAGTTTAAAGTGGTATGAAGTATTTAGTAAAGGTAATATTTTGGAGCGGAATTATATACGATTAATGCTCTCAAATAAAGAAAAACTTAATCAAGAACCGAGGATCAAAGTTTCTACAATACACGCAGCTAAAGGTGGAGAAGCAGATAATGTTATTCTAGTTTTAGATAATGCAAATAAAATAAGACAAGCTGTTATGAGAAGCATAACAAAAAGTGACGAAGAGCATAGAGTATGGTATGTAGGAACAACGAGAGCAAAAAAGAATATTTATTTATTGCAAGCAAAAATAGAAAGGAAAGGATATCAATTATGACAGATCCCGATGGTTTAGAAAAAGCATTTCCACAGTCAAGGCAGGTCGGTGGGAATCATTACAAGGATTATCACATTCAGCCGTACGAGTTTATTTCAAAAAATAATCTCTCGTTCTTTCAAGGTTGTGTTGTGAAATACGTTTGTAGGTATTTGAAAAAGGATAAAATCAAAGATCTAGAAAAAATAATTCATTACTGTGAATTAGAAATATTAAAACTGAAATCTAAAAAATGAAAGTACTAGATTTATTTAGTGGCATAGGTGGATTTAGTTATGGTTTAGACAAGGTAGGATTTAAAACTGTAGCCTTTTGCGAGATGGATGAGTATTGCAAATTAGTGCTGCAAAAACATTGGAAAGGAGTTAAGATATATAATGACGTTAAAGAACTCAAAGGGGAAGAAATTATCAAAGAGCACGGAACAATTGATATTGTCGTCGGTGGCTTTCCCTGTCAGCCGTTCAGTGTCGCAGGGGCAAGAAAAGGAACAGATGACAACAGACATCTCTGGCCGGAAATGTTTCGAATCATCAAAGAGCTTAAGCCGAGGTGGGTTATTGGAGAAAATGTGCGAGGTATTGTTAGTATCCAAAACGGCATGGTCTTCGAAAATGTGTGCACTGACTTGGAAGGAGAAGGTTACGAAGTCAGGGCGTTCAATATTCCAGCTGCAGGCGTTGGCGCACCCCACAAAAGAGAAAGAATCTGGATTGTGGCGAACTCCCGACGCACATTGCGACAGGGGAGCGAGCTCGAAAGAGAGAATGCAAATGAAGGTGGACAAGAAAATGCCAATCAGCATCAACGATCAAGTGGCACACCCGAACATAATGTGGCCAACACCAACACAAGACTCAGCGAACAATCGAACCAAGAAGTACAAGCAAGGGGGAACACCCTTAACAGTAGCAGTGGAGATGTGGCCAACACCGAACGCAAGAGATTGGAAGGACTCAGTGAACAAAGTTCCACCATCGGTAAACAAGACGAGAGGTTACTCTCTAGGAATGAAAGTAGCAGAGGTTCGCAATCAAGAAATGTGGCCAACACCAACGGTGAACGACAGCAAGAACAATGCGGGACCGAGTCAGTTCAAAAGGAAGGGAACGAATCTCAACGTAGCAGTAGCCAAGCGAGGCACACAGGGTGGGAGTCTGAACCCGACGTGGGTAGAGTGGCTCATGGGTTATCCGGCAGAGTACACAGACTTAAAGCATTGGGGAACTCTATCGTCCCCAAGATCGCGGAAGAAATAGGTCGTGCGATTGCAATAGCAGAGAAAAAAGTGTAAAAGAAAATTATGAAAGTACCGCTCTTTGAAGCACAGACAGAATGGAACGAACCGGAAGAGTATCCCGATCTAAGACAATACGATGAAGTTGCAATTGACTTAGAAACTAGAGATCCAAACTTAAAAACTTTAGGATCAGGATCTGTAATTGGTAACGGTGAAGTCGTAGGCATAGCAGTAGCTGTGCCAGGTCGAAAATTTTATTTTCCAATCGCTCATGGCTCAGGACCCAATATGGACAGGAAGCGTACTTTAGAATGGTTCCAAGATATACTGAACACAAAAGCTATCAAAATATTTCACAATGCAATGTACGACGTATGTTGGATTAGACAGATGGGTTTAAAGATTGAAGGACTCATTGTTGATACAATGATAGCAGCGTCACTAGTTGATGAGAATAGATTTAGATATGATTTAAATAGTTTATCATGGGATTATTTAGGACACGGTAAATCAGAAGCAGCTTTGATTGAAGCAGCTAAGTCAAGAGGACTAGATCCTAAACAAGATCTATGGCAGTTACCCGCGATGGAGGTCGGATCCTATGCAGAGAAAGATGCAGAGTTAACTTTAGAACTTTGGCAAATATTTAAAAAAGAAATTATACATCAAGATATTGAATCTGTTTTTAATCTCGAGACAGATCTCTTTCCTTGTCTTGTTGATATGAGGTTTCTCGGAGTGAGGGTAGACTCAGATAAAGCTTCTCGCCTAAAGCAAGAACTAGAAACAGAAGAGAAGAAAATATTATCATCAATAAGTAAAGAAACCACATTAGAACCTCAGATATGGGCTGCACGAAGTATTGCAAAAGTATTTGATAAGCTTTCTTTACCATATGAACGTACTGCTAAAACCGGTGCTCCTTCCTTTACTAAAAATTTTTTACAAGAACACAAACATCCTGTTGTGCAAATGATAGCTAAGGCTCGTGAAATTAACAAAGCCCACACTACATTTATAGATACCATATTAAGATATGAACATAAAGGTAGAATACATGCAGATATAAACCAAATAAGATCTGACCAAGGAGGTACAGTTACAGGTAGATTCAGTTATTCTAATCCTAATTTACAACAGATCCCTGCTCGTAATAAAGATTTAGGACCATTAATCAGATCTTTGTTTTTACCTGACGAAGGTAAGAAGTGGGGTTGTTTTGATTATTCACAACAAGAGCCAAGACTAGTTGTGCATTACGCATCTCTACATAAATTTCCATCAGTATACGACGTCGTTGATTCCTATGAAAGTGATTCGGGGACAGACTTCCACCAAGTTGTAGCTGACATGGCACAGATTCCTAGGACACAAGCTAAGACGATCAATTTGGGTCTTTTCTACGGTATGGGTAAAGCTAAGTTACAAGCTGAACTCGGTGTATCGAAAGAGAAAGCTGCTGAGTTGTTCGATCAATATCATGCGAAGGTTCCGTTTGTAAAACAGTTGATGAACTCTGCAATGAACAGAGCTCAAGAACGTGGACAGATAAGAACTTTACTTGGTCGTTTGTGCAGGTTCCATTTATGGGAGCCCAATAGTTTCGGTATGCATAAGGCATTGCCTCATGAAGAAGCATTACAGGAACACGGACCTGGGATCAAAAGAGCATACACCTACAAATCACTTAACAAACTGATACAAGGATCTGCAGCTGATATGACAAAAAAGTCTATGTTAGATTTATACAAAGAAGGTATAATCGCACACATACAAATTCATGATGAACTTTGTGTGTCAGTTGAATCCGATGAACAAGCTAAAAAAATTGTTGAAGTGATGGAGAATGCTGTTAAGTTAGAAGTCCCCAATAAGGTCGACTACGAGTATGGAAAAAATTGGGGGACAATAAATGATTAATTATGGCTTACTTAAATGCAAACATACCTGTAGAATATGCTCAAATAAGAAGGGAGTATTTATATGATCTTAAGAAACATCATGGTGAAGTCGAAGACTGTATTATTTTTGGTCTATCATCTATTACGGGGAAGTCTATTCTTTTTCACGCAATTATGGAGAATGGGGCGATCTTCTATCGTTTACCAATTACGGCTTTTATTCAACGTGGCTATGAACCGAAAGCTGTTCCAATTCGCAGACTTGACGAGCTTCAGTTATGGAATTGTTTTAGTTATTATCCTTCTGTTCATTCTTGGGATATCCTAGAAGGACAGGCAGGAAAATACATAGGAAAAGACAAAAAATGGCACCCAGGCAAGTACTTATTTACGGTTGACTTTGCCCATCCTGAAAGTAATATCCTTGATACGGATCACTCAGAGATACCGCACGAGCATAAATGCGCTCACATCATAGCCCTAGACGATGGGAACTATGCAGCACAACCTAACAATAGATGTATTTGGGATATCCCTTCGTTTACTGTTAAAGACAATGTGCCGGATTGGAAAGTGCAAACCTCTGAATGGAACGTAGAAAACACAAGTAAATGGAAGACCGAAGATACGGATAACTTCTTTTACGAAATTGAGGAGAAGAAACATGATTGATAA